AATGGTACAGGTCTTGCAGGTCTATTAGCTGATGAGAAAGTATCATCTGCTGACTACCAAAATGTTAAAGCTCTTGTAAATGGTGAAGTAAACACATTTGCAGGCTTTAATGTTGTTGTTCTTGAAGATCGTACAGAAGGTGGCTTAACTATTGCTTCTGATGTTGTTAGTGCATACGCTTACGACAAATCAGCAATTGGTCTTGCTATCGGTATGGACATGAAAACTTCTATTGACTACGTTCCACAAAAGACTTCTTTCTTGTGCAACGGTATGTTGAAAGCAGGCGCGGCTGTTCGTGATGCTTCTGGTCTGATCGAAGTTAAGTATGATGCAACACCTGCCTAATTAGGCTTATAAGGGGGGTTCGCCCCCCTTTCTTTTCTCTACATAAAGGTAAATCATGGCTAGTAAAATAGATTTAATTTCTAACGCATTAATTCTGATAGGTGATTTGCCAATAACATCACTGACTGGCAACTCTCGCGCACAGGTTGTAGCTAACAACTTGTATGACAATGTAGTGCAGAACGAACTAACAAAGTATCGGTGGGGTTTTGCTCGCAAGAAAGCGCAACTAGGAAAAGATGCTACAGCTATTGTTGGCACAGAGTGGAACGCTAAATACGTTTTGCCATCTGACTTACTTACACTAATTAAACTAAATCCAAATCAGCCATATCAAGTTATAGAAGATAGAGTATATCTCAATCATAGCGGTGACTTGTACTGTGATTATATTGCTAATGTATCTGAAGCAAACTTCCCTGTATACTTCTCTAAACTAATTGAGTACGCACTGGCTAAAGATTTTGCTATGTCGATACGCGACAATGCTACAACAAAACAAATTATGGCTATGGAGTATGAAAATCAATCTCGCATGGCTAGATATACTGATAGTCAGCAACACCCTATTACACCTATACAGAGCAGACCATTCCTTGATGTGAGGTACTAATGGCTAAAAGCAACTTTGTACAAAATAGCTTTGTTAGTGGTGAGTTATCAGAAGAAATAAAATCAAGAACTGACTTAGACCAATACTATAAAGGCATGCAGATCGCTACTAACGTAGTGACTACACCCCAAGGTGGCGTAAAAAGACGCATGGGTTCACAGTTTGTTGATGTGCCGCAGGGTAAAACTGTGCGGATGACTAACAATGCTTTTTCAATACCCCCTGCAAATCATAAAGCAGGCAGTAACATTAACAACCTCAATGACCAAGACCCAGATACGGTAATGGAAACTACTAGTATTGGAACTGAGGATGATTTTGTTATTTGGCAAAACTCTTTTAGCGACCCTTTTAGCAAAACAGTTAGCTTCATCGATATACATGGCATAAAACTAATTGAGCCTGATGCAAACGATCCTGCTCCAGAAAGTACAGAGTTTGTCCTAGAAAGTGCTAGCAACACAAATGGTCCGTGGGGCGAAGACGATACAAATAATGTACAGCAAAGCATAACAGTACCTAAGATTACTAACTTTGCACAAAATATTCGTTTGAAGGTAGATATACCTGTATCCTCTACTGGTGGCATTGACACATTTGTCAGGAAGTATTGGCGGCTAGTAAGAAAAGGAACTACAAACTTAGGCAACGCTTATATACAAATAGGCGATGTAAACTTCTATGAGCTAGACACTAATAATATAGCTGAAGACTACAAGTTGCACAAATTCGAAATAAGCAAAAATGATAGTTTTCTGTTGTTTTTTCAGCCATCAAACTTACGCATATATAGAGTTACAGACACAACAACAACATATCTACAAGATATAAATCATGGGCTAGGCACAAACTATCCTAATCGTGTTGCGGCTAATGAAAATGTACTATTGTTATTTAATAAAAATGCAGAGCCTAGACGCTTAGTATATAACTACAACAATGATGGGTTGTTTTATTACGACACTCCTACGTTTACTAATATACCCAGATATAACTTTGATGATAGAAATAGTCCAACTGAAACAGCCGCAGTAGCATCAGTAACATTTCACGCTAATTTTGAAGCAGGCGATAAGTATCAGCTAGAAATAAATGGCGTGTTAAGTAAAGAAATTGTTTATCATGGCGATGCTAATACAGATGAGCAAACAGCTACAGCGCGTTCTATGCAAATTAATTTACAAGAAATGCCTGTATTTGGTGACTCCGGTATAACAGTTGCAAGAACTGATACTGACGAATACACCATAACGATGGCAGGTGATTCTGCTAATGATTACCCACTACTCACTGGGTTTGGCACTACCAACACACACGCCATTACTTTTGGTGATTATGTACAAGGTAATGATACAAAAGAGCCTATATGGAGTGCTACACGAGGCTACCCAAACTTAGGTGTATTTGCAGAAGGCAGATTATGGTTAGGTGGCACACGAGATAAACCTCAAGTTCTCATGGCATCGCAGGCAGGGTTTTATTTTGACTTCAAAGTAGACAAAGGCGAAGATAGCGAAGGCTTCTTGTTTACTATGAATGGCTCGAAAAGTGCTATTGTGGATGTTACTGGCGGGCGTGGCGTTACAGTATTTACTGAGGGCGCAGAGTTTTCCATTACAGGCAACACTCCATCTACACTAGGGGCTATGCAACAAACACAGCATGGTAGCTTTAGTGAGAATGTACCTACATTAGCGTTAGATGGCACCACATTGTTTGTAGACCGCAATGGAAAAAGCATACGTCAGTTTATCTATGACCACAGAGAAGAAGGCTTTAGAAGTGTTGATATGTCTGTGCTGTCATCACATTTAATAAAAGCACCTGTAGATATGGATGCTGTCACTAGTACAACATCTAATGATGCTAACTATGTGTTTGTGATCAACAGTGATGGCTCTGCCATTATGCTAAATACATTAAGAGATCAAGACATTAATGGCTTCACTAAGTTTGATCAAATAAGAGTTCCTGTAGATGGTAGCGAAATACTCAACAGTAGTACTGATTTTGACGGAGCTACAGATAAATATAAGCAAGTAGTTTCAGTCAATAATGTCCTGCATGTTTTAAGTGAGTCAGGTATGGTTTCGTCTGAGGCATATAAGTTTACAATATCAAGACTGACACTAGATCACTTGTTGGATCAGAGCGTTAAGTTTGCTCCTAGCTCTACTCCAGATAGTAATGGTAACTATCACCCACAGTTCTTAACAGGCACAAAACACCTCGGTGGCGAGATTGTTAATCTAGTTGCAGGTAATAGCATACTACAGCCTAGATATTTGACACAGTATGCTGTTTTAGTACAGCTTACAGATGCAGAAAGGCAACTCAATGCTACTATAGAGGTGGGTCGTAACTTTGTACCAACTGTCAAACCTATGCCTTTAAGCACCATGATGGCTAGTGGTGATAATATACAGATGGCATTGAAGCGCGTAGACAGAATGAATCTTCGCGTAATTAACTCAGCAGGTGTTAATATAGATGGCGTAGCTGTACCAGTGAGAGAGTTTGGTGGCGCAGACAATAGCCCATTAAATACATCACTTGTACCAACTACAGGTATAATAGAAGACAATAACGGTGGGAATGGTTGGGGTCGTGAAGTTGCACCTACAATTACAGTGCCAGATGCTACACCATTCCATTTACTAGCGATAGACTACGAGATAAGCTCTTGAACGAAATAGCAACACAAGATGATATTATTAAGTTACAATCGTTAATGCTGAAAGGCGATACAATCGAGTTAGAGACGCGTCACCACTTTAGTGATGGATTGTATGCCAGAGAGTTGTTTATCCCCGCAGGCGTGTGTCTCGTGGGCGCATTACACAAGACTAGACATCTTTATACTGTAGTGCAGGGAAAGTGTAGAGTTTCTACACAATTTGAGAATATAGAAATAGAAGCACCATTTATGGGTGAGACTATTCCTGATACAAAGCGCGTTATATACGCAGAAACAGATTGTGTGTGGATTACATATCACCCAACAGAACTAACTAGTGTTGAAGAAATAGAAAAGGCTATATTAGAGCCAGAGGATATTTAAATGTCATTTGCAATAGTTGCCGCATTAACAGCAGTGTCTACTGTATATACTGCTACACAGCAAGTTAAGGCAGGTAAGGCGCAAGCAGAAGAGATGTTGCGTGTACAGCAAGAGGAAGAGCTAGAGGCTAAAGCAGAAGAGCTTGCAAGGCGAGAAGGGCTTAATCGGACATTAGCCGCTAATCAGTTAGCTATGGCTACTAGTGGTATATCTGGCATGACCCCTGAAAGTATAGCCTTAGAGTCTGCTAGAAGTGTTAGCTCTAGTGAGGCGGCAATAGGGTTAAGTAAAAGATTGCAGTCAGCACAACGCGCTAGACAGGCTAAAAACATAGCGAAAACAGCAGAAACACAAGCAGTATCTACTTTACTAAGTGGCGCAACAGACATATACAAACTGGATATTTAATAATGGCTATAAAACCTATTACAAGATATGGCAAGTTTACACCTACTGGTGTTGATCAGACTGAGGCGCGTAGACTTGAGGCTTTAGCGGGGCTAGGTACGCAGGTGCGTGAGTTAGCTGTTGGGTATGGTAAAGCTAAGCGTGAACAAGAAGCTGTTACTGAGGGAACAAAAGCAGGCATAGAGGCGGCTAGAACTGGTGAAGAGTTAGAATTTAAAAGCCCTATAAAGTTTGGTGGTGCTATACACGATAGAGCTATGACCAAAGCATACGAGCTTGAGTCGTACTCTGTAATAGATAACCATATTGAAAGCGCGAAAACAGCACATCCTGATAACACTATTGAATACCAAAATGCTTTGAATGGCAAAATAAAAGGCATGCTTTCGTCAGCACCAGAAGAAGTAAAGTTTGGGTTAGAAAACTACTATACAAAAGCAAATAGCGCAGCGTTCAATTCGGTACAAACAGCAGAGAAAAAGAAAACTGA